GATTTTTTTGCATTAGAAACAACCTTAAATAACTTAGAAGAATGTTTTTTGTTTGTAAAAATTGCCATATTTGCCTTTCTGTATTTTATAAAGGGGGTGCATAACACACCCCCAGTCCTTTATCCTACAAATAATTATGCAGTTAGGTTAAATATACCATAGTTAGCATTTGGAGCTTTAGCTGTTAAAGTCCATTCTGCTAATAGTAACTTCTTATCTGAGTCACCAGTTTTTGCCAAATCAGATGTTTGGAATGGTCTTAGGAAGTCGATAGACCACATATCCATTTGAAGGATATCTACTCTGTTTGAGTTCTGGAAACGATCTGGAACAAAGGCGACCTCGCCAAAGTCAGAAACATAAATGTCAGTTGTTCCAATTGATACACGATCAGAAGCGTCTTTATACTTTGTTGCTACACCAGCAAATGCAGAAGCTAATTGCTTGTGAGATGCTGTCATTAGAACTGTATCTGGCTCTCCACCTAATGTAAAAGCAGTTAATAAACCAGCTTTTAGTAGAGCTTCAGTGTAAGTTCTGTTTGTACCACCTGCGATTGCAGTTGCACCTGTACCAGCAGGAGTTGCTGATGGTGAACCACCTACAGAATAGTTAGGACCATTAGTTAGTCCTGAAGGACCATACCATGTGCCTACTGATGCAGATTTTCTAGCAGTTGTAGCGTTACCAGCGACTTTAGCTTGTTCGATACCGACCATAGCGTTTTCCATGTCACGCTTGATCTCTTTACCCATTTTCGCTAACTGGTAAGCCATTTGTGTAGCCATACCTGCATTATCTACAGCATCGTCAGTTCCTGAAATAGTTACTGATTTTGCAGAGATTTGTGTGTAGTTAGTAAGTCTTGAAGTTGCACTACGAGCATCACCAGAATAATCATCACCTTCAACTTGTGCATTTACTGCTACTGCTGATAGTGAATCTGTTTGCCATTCGTGTAGTGTGTTTGTTGCTGTACCTTTAGATGCGTTGCTCATAAAAGGAGTTTCAGTCGGTGAAATATTATAAATTACATCAGCTAAATCTTCTCTTATAGAATTAACACCATCATAGGTATCAAAAGTATTGGTTGGTTGTGCCATTACTTATTTTCCTTTCTATGTTGTTATTGAGAATACATCTCTCGTAGAACAGAAACAGCGTCTTGCACTTTTCCTGTTTTTCTAAGAGTTGCTTTTTTAGATTTCATACGTTTAGCAATTTCATTTTCATCTTGAACTTTTGCACTTGATGAACTCACAACCTTCGATACCTTTGTTACTTTTTTGTTTTTAAGGTTAGCTTTTTTTAACTTATCGTAGCGATAAGCATTGGCTAACATAATAACGGAACGATGATCTACTAACATATTGATTTCTTGGTCTGTATAGCCAATTTCTTTGGCATAGCTTGTTAAATTTTTAACAAACTCAGGACCTTTTTCTTTGTCAGCATAAATAGGTAGTTTTTGAGCAAGAAGTTCTCTCTGTTGTTCAAGATAAGCATTGTATTGTTTACTTTGTTCCTCTTGTTTTTCAGATTGGATTCTTTGTCTTTCTTGATTGGCTTTTTCTAATAACTCTTTTCTGCGATCTTGTTCTGCTTTTACACGAACATACTCAGCAGGATTATCTTCATAAAGTCGATCAAGGTCTACCTTTGATGGTTCACTTTGTTTTAATTGTTCAGACAATATTTGAATTTGCTTCTCATATTGATCTCTTTTGATTTTAGCCTCCTCGTTTTGCCTAGTGTATTGATTTTTTAGTTCTTCTACACTTTTTCTATCTTGCGATAGTTTTTCGGTTTTACGAGTATAATCACTTTGTCGAGAATAACCTTTCATAAGTTCATCAAGGGTGACTTCTTGTTCTTGTCCATCGACAACAACTCTATAAAGTTCCTGATTAGTATCAGATGGTTGTTCATCTTCAATTTGATTAATTAGTTCATCATCTTCAAAAGCATCTTCGATATTCGTTTCCGAGTCGCTTACTTCTTTTGTCGATTCTTCACTTGCTGTTCCCTGAGTCTTAGAGGCTTCTGAATTTAGTAAGTTTTTCAGGGCGTCAGCTACCTCTCCTTGTGTATTTAGAGGCTTGGGCGTAGGTGCAACAGATTCATTTTGAGTTTCTGTTGCAGAGTCCATTACTGGTTGTTCTGCCATTTATTTCTCCTATTTTTTTATGATTTTACCAGTCTCCATGACAGACTGGATTTGCATCACAACAAGTTCTAACATTCTTCTCATGTAAAAAATGTTTTCCCTCTGTTCTGAATTTTGTAGATCACTGTTTAGCCATTCATTAGCTAGGTCGGATCGAATTTTGTTTATTGCTTCTACAAAGATTGGGTTTTCTAATATGTCTTTTGCTTGTTGGCTTCTTTTTATTTCCTTATCTGCCACCAGTAAATCCAAACCCTTCTTTAAACCTTGCATTACCAAAGTTACGTTTGTTGCGTTCTATGTTTTTTGCAATATTGGATCTATAGACATCATCATTTCTAACTCTGTTTCCACTTGAGTCTACAGATGTTAGTGGTGAAGTTCCTAATAAACCACCTGTTAAATCTTCTGCTATTTTACCACTGCCTATCCCTTGTGCAGTTGGTCGATCTGTTCTGTTTATAACACTATCTATCGCTTCACCTACAGTTATAGAGCTACTAGGAACACCAAGAGGATTACCTTGTACTGAATTGTAATATTGTTGAGGATTAAAAACTTGATATGTTCCGTTGTTTAACTGCTGACCATACCCAGCATCTGTAAATGTTTGTAAAGCATTATTAAATCTATTTTCTCGTCTTTCTGCACCACCAAAAAAGCTATCAAGCAGTCCACCACCTAATACCATTAAGGGATTTATGCCACCTGCTCCTAATTTACCAATAGTAGGATCAAATTTAAGAAGAATATCTCCGCCACCTTTGGTATCGATTAAATAATCATCTAAGATATTGGAAGCTCCAAAAACAGTGCTTGGATCTTTTTTCATTTGTTCAAACATCATTTTTTCACGATCTGGTTCGTCAGGTTTGTCACCTGATTCTTGTTCAATAGGAACACAGCTTTTAATCACTGGATCGTAAACATAACCTTCAGGACAGGGATCAGTAGGTGATTTGTCATCTTCAGGTGTGTCAGACACAGGTGGTCTGAACGGATCAACATCGACTCTGTAAGGATTGGCTATGGCTTCACTTGCATATCCACCTGATAAAAAGTTATTAATAATATCTTGTGCCGAAGAAGGCATATTAGGGGTTGCCATTATCTCTTAATTCCTTGTTGTAATATTTGTGTTGCTAGTTTTTCTTTTTGTGACTCTTTTGCATCATCTTCTTTAATTAATTGTGATGCTAATTTTTGTTGGTCGAGTTCTAGTTTTTGTGCTTTTAGTTGTAATTCTGCTCTATCTTTTGCTTGTTGTCTTTGTAAATCTGCTTGGGCTAGTTGAATTGCTGGATCGGGTTGTTTCGGTTGTGGTCGAGGAGGATTAACTGCTGGATTATTAAAGAACTGAGAAGCATCTTTATAACCAGCATTTTCTAAATATTTTTCTAGGGTGTTGTAAATCTTTTGAGGATCAACAATACCCATACCACCAGCACCAATTAATTTTTCTTGCACTGCCAGTACACGACCTAAAACTTCTAGTCGTTGATCTTGAGATCCATTACCTAGACCAACTTGTACTGTTGCATTGTACTTATCATGCCAGTCTCTAGGGTTCATTGGTATAAATTTATTTCTTAATCTAATAATTCTTTCTTGATCTTGGTATTTACAAACTAATTGTAAGATACCCTGAAACATTCTTTTGACACCTTCACTAAAGTTACGAGCATAGAGTTCAATTCGTTGTGTCGATGCGTTCATCATCACATTAGCACTAGTTGCTGTCGTGTGTGATTTGTTGATTTGATCGGCATCTAATCCCATTTGTACTTTCGATACACCTGATCTGGACTCACGAATGTTATCTACTTTATCTAACATCGCTAATCCTTGACTCATAAAATTAGGAGAAGCTAGGGGGGTGACTGCGTTAGGGGATTTAACTCGTACTATCCCCCCAGCTCTGGAAGTAAGGAGATCGTCTATGTTTGCTTGTCCATCTACAACTACAGTTCTCGCATTGTTTTGTAGATAGGCGTTATTTAAAGTTTGTCGTAATAGGGTTGTTTTAATTTCTTGTATGTCACCTATTAAATCGTAAATTGACAAACCATAAAATCGATGTGGCATTGGAATAGCTGTCACCATCGCAAAAGGAATTTGCTCAATCGGCTCATTCTCTAGTAAGTGATAAGTGTTTGGTCCAGAACCACCTACTACTATATGTCGTAGTTCAGCAATACCATCGTTATCGTAGTCACATTTCATATAACAATCGACAACAGAAACTCGTGTCAATAGGGGATCAATGTTTTGGTATTCTTGAGGCATCGTTTCATCGTCATACGATCTTCTTGTAACAGCCTCTGTGTTATAAATTTCTTCGTCAGCTACTGGGAGTTCATTGACAATTTTTTTGTCAAAGCCCATGCTAATTAATTCTGATCTAGTTTTAAAAACTCTTTGTCCAATAAAATTACAATCTTCTAATGAATTAGCAGTCTTACTAACTAATAAACTTTCTGGTGCTACGTTTTCGATGCAAACACGACCATATTCTTTAACACGCTTAACAGTGACGTTGTAAGTCTGTTCTGTAAAATCTTGTCCAGCTATATCAAGTTCTGTTCCTGTATCTTCGACTTCAATAACCTCTACTTCAGGATCTGCTAATAATGATTGATACTCAGCAGTGGTTAAATTTTCATAAGACTCTTGTTTTTGCTCTTTATCTTTTTTCCAGTAGTATTTAACGAAGCCATTTTTAGAAATAAGGGCATCTTTGAACATTGTGTGCAAAATTTGATAGCCATTGTTGTCTTTGTTAAAAACATGATTGATGTAATCAGAGGCTTGTTCTGCATAGGCGACATCTTCTGGTCCTGTCGGCTCAAATCGGACAATACTTTCACCTTGTGTAAAGATTCTCATCATACTCGGTAAGATACTTTCGACTACTTCGAGTACATCTTGCGATCTTACTTGCGATTGCCCTTCAACTTCGTTACCTAAAGGCTCACCTAAGTAAAATTTTAGTGCATTTTTACGCTGTGAAGATAACTCACCCCCATAATAACCTAATGAGTTTGTTATTTCTTGCGATATAAGTGCTTTTAATCTTTCTTTTGTTAATTTCATTTTATTAAACTATATTGTCTTGGATTTTTAATTTTATAAACCCAATGATTAATTCCTTTGTTTGTTCTTTGTGTTATTTTTGGTTCTAAATATAAAAAATTAAAACCTATTGCTTTCCAAAATTTATTAGCTTCTAAGTTTTCTCTTACTCTAAGATGAATATTGTTATAGTTTTTATCTCTTGCTATGTTTTCTATTTTGTTAAATAATTTTCTACCATGTTGTAGTTTTCTTAAATCTTGCTCTATACAATGTTGATATATTTTTAAAGAACCACTACTTCCTGATCCAATTACACAAAAACCACCTTCTAATCCACCTTCATATTCAAAAAAAACTTGATCTTTTATTATTAATTTTTCCAAGTATGGTTTTGGTATAAAACCTAAACTATCACTATTTTTTTTAT